CAGGCAAGAGAACCGCCTGTATAACGCGGAGGAAAAACTGAAAGAGATGTAACATACGGAAAGCCCGCCCCAAGGCGGGTTTTGCTTTGGAAAGGAGCAAGAAAAAAACACAGAGCGTAAAACCGAATAAAAACCGCCCACGGGCGGTTTTTTCCTGCCCATTTGTACGAGGAGGCGAGAGCCGTGGCAAACGATATAGGCCCGCGGATTGCTATAGAGGGCGAGGCGGAATTTAAGAAAGCCTTAGCGGACATCAACCGCAACTTAAAAGTGCTGGACAGCGAAATGCGGGCGGTGGCGTCCTCTTTTGACAAGGGAGACAATAGCGTAAAGTCTCTTACTTCCCGCAACGAGGTATTGACAAAGCAGATCGACGAGCAGAAAAAGAAGCTGGCGGAGCAGAGCGCGGCCCTTGAAAAATCCACAAAGCAATTCGGCGAAGGAGACAAGCAGACACAGGAATACCAGCGCCAAGTCAACCTGACGACGGCGGAGATCAACAATCTGACCCGGGAACTGGAAAAAAATGAGGCGCAACTCAAAAAAAACGCCGACAGCGGGCAGATGCTGGGCGAAAAGATCGGCGGCGGGGCGAAGATCGCTATGAAAGCGGTCGCCGCGCTGGGCGCCGCCGTCGGCGCGATGCTGGGCGCTTCGGTGGCGGTGGGCGGCGCGTATGAATCCGAGATGTCGAACATCGCCGCGATCACCCAAATGACGGCGGACGAGATGGAACAGGTATCGGACGGCATCCGGGCAACCGCCCTAAACACGGGACGCGACGTGCAGGAGATCGCCCGAAACACCAAAATGCTGGCCGAATCCGGCGGAGACATAGGGCTGCTGATGGAGCAGCTGGCCCACGGGACAAACCTAGCGACGGCCACGCAGTCGGACTTGGGGACGACGCTGGACTTCTTAGGCTCCACGATGAAGACCTTCAAGGTGGAGGCGGAGAACACACAGGGCGCGGTTGACAGCTTCGCCGCGGTAACGACGCTGGCCAACGTGGAACTCTCGCAGCTGGGAGAATCCTATGTAAACGTGGGCGGGGCCGCGGCGAACGCGGGCATGAACATCAACGACGTCAACGCCTTTCTGGTAACCTTCTCCGAAAACGGGCTGAAAGGCGGCGCGGCGGGGACGTCTCTCAACGCCGTCCTGCGGAACCTTTCCACACCAACGGCCAAAGCGGCCAAAGAACTGAAGAAACTGGACGTCGCGCTCTACGATACGGCAACGGGCGCAAGCCGTGATATGCTTGACATCATGTCTGATTTGGAGGGCGCTCTAAGCGGCCTGACGGACGAGCAGCGCAACCGCTATGAATCCGTTATCTTCGATACCGTCGCGCAAAAGGGCTGGAACATGATCGCGGCGGACGGCATAGACAGCATCAGAGGGTTAAGCGGCGAACTTTCCAAGTCGTCAGACGAATTTAACGGGATCGGCACGGCGGCCGGCATGGCGGCGCGGCAAATGGACAATCTGCAAGGCGACGTAAAAATGTTCAAAGGCCAGCTGGCCGACGTCGGCATACAGGTATACCAGCAGCTGAACGCCCCGCTCCGCGAGGCGGCGCAGGAGGGCGGCAAAAACGTCGGGCGGCTGGCGGAGGAACTGGCCAAACCGCACATGACGGAAGCCATCGGAAAGCTGGGGGACAGCTTCACCGGATTGGTAAAGACCATATCCGGCATAGCGGCGGACGCGATCCCGGTGCTGCTGAAAGGCTTCGCGGGGATCATCACCCACGCGGACAAGGTTGTGCCGGCGGTGGGCGGCATCTTCGCGGCGGTGAAAACGAAAGACGCGGTCACCGGCGTGGTCAAATTCACGGCGGAACTGGCCGGCATCAAAAACGCGTCGGAAAAAGCCAAAAAAGACATCGGCGGCCTAATCAAAGAATTGGGCGGCTTCAAAGGCGCGGCCGCCACATGGGGAAACAGCATAAAGAGTCTGTTCAAATCACTGACAAGCCCGATCGGACTGGTAACACTGGCCGTCGGGACGCTGGTGGGCGTGCTGGCGTATACGTACGCGAAGTCGCTGGACGATACCAAACGCAAAACGGACGAACTGATAAAAAGTTCCAAGGAATTTGCGGATACGGTAAACGCCAGCGAGATCAACTTCAAAACCAATATCAGCGACATCAACGCCCAGTTCGGCGCGGCGGAAACGCTGATCGGAAAGATAGAAGAACTGGCCGGCATAGAAGACCGTTCCGCTGATGAAAAAGGGAAACTGGCTCTCTATGTAGAGCAGCTAAACAAGGCTTTGGGCGAAGAGGTTGCCCACTACGACGCGCTGAACGACGTTATGAGCCATACACCGGGCCAGATCAGGGAAATCATCTCGGCGAAAAAAGAGATGATGATGCAGGAAGCCTATGAAAAACGCCAGCTTGAACTGCTGGAGGAGCAGATCAAGGCGCAGGAAATCATCACCGATCTATATGAGCAGCGGGAAGCGGTCGTAAAAAGGGTAAGTGATACATCCGCGCGGGCGGGCGGATACAATATATTCTCCAATCAAGCACACCAAAACGCCGTAAGGCAGTTAAAAGAGATCAATGCGCAAATATACGAACAGGAACAGGCCGTTGACAAAGCCAACGCCAAGTTTGACGAGTACGCCGGCATTATCATCGAAAGCCGAGCGGGGCAGGAGGAGTTTGCCGATACGGTCGAAGATTCCAACAACCGGATCGGAAAGAGCATGGATCAGCTGCTGGCGGATCAGGAAGCCGCCGCCAAGCGGGAAGAGGAACTTCTCAAAGAGCGCCAAAAGAAACTGGAAAGCTATACCGCCATAGCCACCGATATGTTTTCCAAAATATCAGACGAAAACAAAACAAGCGTCGCCGAAATGACCGAAAACCTTGAACACAACGCCGAAAAAACCCGCGAATGGGCCAAAAACCTTGAGGAACTGGCGCACCGCGGCGTGAGTGAGGGCCTAGTTAGAGAAATGGCTGAGGGCGGCCCAAAGATGGCGGCCGTTCTAGCCGATATAGTCAACGCGTCGGACGAGGAACTGCAAAAACTAAGCGACGCGTTCGCCGACAGCGCCAGAGCGGCGCAGGAGGCTCTGGACCGCGAGATGGACGCCTTTGAACAGCGCGGGATCGACATGATGGAGAGTCTGGCCCGGGGGATCGACATCGGCATGGAAGCGGTGAGGGCGGCGCTGGGCTTCGCGGGCTTGGGAACGCTGGCCGGATACATGGACATCGGCCGGAGATTCAACGATCAGATGGCGCGGATCATACCGGCCGCCGCCGGGGGGCAGCTGGCGACGGCCGGAGCGCCGGCGGTCGTCAACGTGACGGTGCCGCTGAACATGGACGGCCGGCGGGTCACGCAGAGCACGGCGCGGATCCAGTATGAAAACAACCGGTCACTGGAACGCTCGGTAGGCATCCGGAAATAAGGAGGGGCTGACGTGGATACGGGGATTTTAGCGCCGAGGCCGTCGGTAATTCGGGTAAACATTGTAGGCTGGCCGGGGCCGCCGATACCGCCTCCGCCCCCGCCGCCGGAGATCTTCCGGCTGGTGGACGCGGACGGCTACGCGTTGGTGGACGCGGACGGATACGCTATCGTAGTAGGGGGTTGAAATATGGAACGCGAAGAATTAAAAATCAGAAGCAAAGCGGCGCAGATCGACGAGGCGGTTGAACTGGCGAACGAACTGCAAGAAACCGCGCTAAAAAACAACGTCATTTTCCCATATCCAACCGCCGGCGGATGGACGCGGTATTTCTATAGGGCGGAGGATACGGAAGAGGCGTTTACCGCCGCGACGGCGTATATGCTCCTCTTCGAACTTCCCGGATACAACGGGGCGACGGGGAATACAACCTCTGCCGTCGGCTTTACGGGACGTTTATATACCTCCGGATCGCAGCCGCATATGAAAAGCGAGATATTCCTATCGGTATTCGTATCGCCGGGGCATGAGCCGCTTATGTTTATCGGGGAAAAATCGTTATCGTTCAATTCGGCGTCCATACGGTATACGCTCGAAACTGTGAAGATAGGCTTGCGTTATTATATGGCCCTGCGTCCAAGCAGCAACACGGACAGAAGGGTTATGTTTGACGGATGGCTGATTACCGGGACGGAAATGCTTGCGAAGATACACGATTCGGCGGCTGATCCGGTGGAGGTTATCAAAACGGTCCCGTTCCGGACAATGAGGGCGCCCGCGTATTCGCTGTACGGAAACGCCGGAGGAGCGTCCGCCGTCCCGGAGTATATTCCAAGGCAGGACGTCACGGATATGCTTGCCATTCGAAAAGAAAACCTGATTGACAACTGGGATATGCGAAATCCTGTGAACCAAAGGGGCTTGCGGGAGTATCCGTCAACGGCCAACATTTATACGATCGACCGGTGGTCGAACATGAGCGTAGCCAGAACCGTTCTTTCGGTACGGGAGGATTGCGTCCGCATTACCGTGGTAAACGGGTCAACCCGCTACGGAAGCAAATATGTTGTGGAATTTCCGGAACTCTTGCGCGGAAAAACGGTGACGTTCAGCGCCATTATCAGGGTGGGGGACGGCTCTTTGGGGTTCAATTTTTTACGCGCCGTGGACGACGACGTGAGGACGTACACGGCCAAAAACGCGGATGAGGACTGGGAGTTATACAGCGTTACGTTTGCGCTTCCCGATGACATGGACCGGCTGTATTTAGCGATCACGATTCAAACCGGCGCGGTATTGAACAGCTACATAGAGGTGCAGGCGGTCAAACTGGAAATCGGGCATACCAGCACGCTTTTGTATGACGCTCCGGCCAACTACGGGCAGGAACTCAACTATGCGCAGAGGTATCAAAGGGTATACTCCACAGATGATATTGACACCCAGGGACAGACCGCCCCTCCGATGCGGGTCACTCCCGCGATCACGCCGCTGACCGAAGGAGCGAACGAGGGGAAATATTTGTATGACGCCAACTTATAGGAGGGAACGGGATGGAAGAGAACGGATATTGTAAGCATTATATTGTTATTGACGGCGACGGAGGCATAACCGACGGTTGGTCCGATGGACCTTTCCCGGATAAGAGCGTTGAAGAGGCGATATGTTTATACGAACAGGGCGGCTATCAGTTTTGTCTGTTCGCCCCCAGGGAGTCAAAAGAATTTACGCCAAATCCGAAGCTTGCCGCTACGGACGGAAAACCGCTGTACAAATGGTCGGAAGAATACGGCGTGCGGGCGATTGAGCCATGATCCGGCTTGGAAGATTGGCGCTTAGAGCTAGCCCGGATAATACTTCAACAGAGATATATTTTTCTGATCATTTAACATTCCACGCGGTAGAAAAATGCGAGCGGAGTGAACGGATCAACCTTGACAATACCCTCAGTTTCACTGTGAAGATGCGCCAATACAGAGAACGGTTTCAAAGCAATGTGGTAAGGATTTTGGAAGACTCTGTAATCGAATTGGACGGGGACTGGTTTGACATCGCGACGATCACCAAAGAGCAGGCATCCGACGGCATACGGCGGTACCACGTAGAATGCGAGCATATCAGCTACCGGCTGAATAAACCGGAGTACGACTACAGGGGCTTCGGCTACACAGGCCCGCCGGCGGAGATCATTGACAGGTTAATGACGGGGACGGGGATTAGCGAGGGGTCGGGGCTTGCGCCGGGGACGGATTTTAGCTCGGGGACGGTAGAGTTCACCGAACCGGTTACCTTCTATGTTCTGCCGGTGAAAGACAGGGTAGTGACCCGCCGGGCGCTGCTGATGGCGCTGGTGCATCAGCTTGGCGGAGAAGTGGCGTTTCATCGGAATAAAATATCCATCCTGCGCCGCCGCGGAAAGACGGAGCCGGTCACGCTGCAAGAAGGGCGGGACGTTCTGATCGTAAGCGAAACAACAGACAACCGCGAGCGGGACGAGAACGACAACCCGCGCAAATACTACGACTGCGATATTCTGAACAAGGGACGGCTGGCGCTCGGCGACGAAATCCGGATCCAGATGCCCGGAATGTGGATCGACGAACAGCTCCGCGTCTACGGTTTGTCGGCAGACCCATACAACCCCCGACGCGCGACGGTGGAGATCGGCAACATTTCCTACGCGCTGGAAAACGACATTGTGCGGATTGAGAGAGCCATATCGGACAGCGAACGGACAATGCTGGGCCTCGGCCTCCAAATCTATGACGAGTTCCCCACCCCCGAGGAGGACGCCAACATACCGTACGGCACGACGATCGGCGTGCTGGACAAGGCGGTCACGCGGCGGGAGTGGATCGCGGTACCGGAGATTTGGCATAAGCGGGAGAGGATATAAAACCCTACGTACCAAAGTCAAATACAGGAGAGGAGTTGTAAAAATGCCGGATATGCCCGAGATCATCAACTACGCGCAATACGCCATCATAGCGGTCTGCCTGACCCTTGGCAAGTGGCTCAAAACCGGCACCCGCCTCAACAACAACCTAATCCCGCTTGTATGCGGCGGGACGGCATGGTTCCTCGCGTGGCTGGGGCATAGGTACATACCGTCCTTCCCGGCGGACAGCCCGGGCGACGCGGTCCAGATGGGGATCATGAGCGGTCTGGCGTCTATCGGAATACACCAATTCGGAAAGTCGGCGTTGCCGGCTCTTTTTGCGGCCACGACACAAGAAGGAAAGAGGGCGGAGTAATATGCGCGGGGAAAATCTGCTGCACCCGGAGTTGCAGGCACTTTGTACAGAGTTCAAAAAGCAGTGTCAAGCGGCCGGCCTGAACGTCGGCATCGGCGAAACGTGGCGCACGGCGGAGGAGCAAAACGTCTTTTACGCGGCGGGAAAGTCCAACGCCAAGGGGGATACCTACCAGAGTTTCCACCAGTGGGGCGTCGCCTTTGACTTTTTCAAGAACGTCAAAGGACAGGAGTTCAACGACATTCCGTTCTTCCAGAAATGCGGCGCCATTGCTTCCGGACTTGGCCTTCGCTGGGGCGTAAAGGTCAACGGATGGGTCGATAACCCGCACATACAGTACGAAAAATTCGGAACCATCGCGCAGCTGAAAAGCCGATACGGCACACCGGAGAAGTTCAAGGCGACGTGGGCAGCGCCGACGCCAGCGCCGGCCCCAAAGCCTGAACCAATAAAGGAGGAAAAGCCAATGACACCGGAACAAGTACGCAAGGCGGACGAGCCGAGCGATTGGGCAAAAAACGTTTGCATCGCCGCCGTAACGTCCGGACTGATTCAAGGAGACGGCAACGGCTGGTACGGATGGAAAGAGCCGGTCACGCTGGAGCGGCTGCTGGTCATCATCAGCAAGCCGGAGTATGACGGATTTATCAAATCGGTTAGGGGGGCATAGACGTGTTCAGAATCTTCGGCCTGACGGTCATGACAAACGGGGAAGCCAATTTGTTAGGGGATAGAATAAAGATAAAAGAGCGTCAACTCGAAAAGATGAAAACGCAGCGCAACGAGGCCCTTGCGGACGTAACCTCCATTGCGCACCTATCCGGCGTTCTGCTCACATCCTACCGGGAAGCGGTGGGCCGGGACGAAAGAGGAAAGTTCCTAAAACGGACCGCGCCGCCGATCAGCGCCGGGGAGATCGCGGAACTGGAGCGGCTGATCGGCGCGAAGGGGGTATAGGCGGATGTTTGGAGAGACATCTATTGCGGATATATCAACAATCGTGGCGCAGTTTACGCCGGTGGGGGCCTGTTTCATATTTCTTATCAAAATATGGTTCGAGTTCAAAAAGCTGCAAAACAGGTCTGACCACAGACAAGAAGATGTTGAAGTCCTGCTGATTTGTATGCGCGGATGCTTGGAAGGTCTTGTCGCGGCGAACATGAACGGACAGGTTGCCGCAGCCTTAAAAACGCTCAATAAGTATCAGGCAAAAAAGACGTCCGGCCGTTCAGGCTAAAAGGGGGGATAAAGTTGCGGACACATAAGCAGACGGCGGCGCTGCTGACCGCAACGGCTTTTGTAGTGTCAATGGCGTTTTTCGCCGTCGTCCGCGCGTTCGGGCTGCTGTGGTTCAGTCATGACCCGCCGGTTATGCTTCCTGAATGGATCGAGCCGCCGCTGATCGTCCTGTTCTTTCTGTTCGATCATATCGTCATTCTAAAGATATTGACGGACGCGCCGTGGAAACAAGCCGCCGTAGTTTCCGTACTGTGGAAGCTGCTGGATGTAGCTATTTATCAGTTCACGGAAAACACATGGGTTTATTTTGCCCTGTGCGCCCTGTTTACAATACTGATCCCGCTGGCGTTGAACAGGGAGAAAGACAAGAGCCTTGGATACTCTATCCTGTTTTTTGTTGTCATCAATGTATACCAGCTGCTGATGATGTTTGGCAGAGGATACCCGGCGGAGTCCAACATAAGCGCCGTATGGCAGGTTATCGGGCTTATAGACTACAGGTTCTTCCTGTTGTCATTGCTTTCGATGAGAGGAGTTGTAGAAATGGGTCACTCATGTTTCCTTTGGTTTGGCAAGGGAAAGATCAGCGCCGTTGCCGAGACCATCGGACACGCCGCGCTGTCGCCGTTCCGCGCCGCCGCCCGTATGCTAAAGCGCAACCATGACGTCTAGGCAAGCGTCACGGCTGACGGGGGAGCTGATTCTGTTGGCTCCCCTCGTCACGCTGTCGTATTGGGCGGGGATGGGCGCATACGTCGTATTGGCCATGGTCACATTCAGCGCCTGTAAATAGGCCTATCAGGTCAAGGCGCACTACCATCACGAAAAAGACCATATGTGCGCCCTGTTAAGTTACGGAACATTCATCGCCATCGGTCTGCTGACGCTGGGATTGGGCGCGGTGACGCCATACATGACAAACCAGCCGATGATCCCGGTCCTGCTGTCCGTCGCGGCGACATGGATATACGCGGCCGCCGGGGACGCGCAGTTCGAGCGGGAAGAGGATAAACGCCGCATAGCAGAGATTGAAGCCGTGCCGGTGTTCCAATGCGCCACAGCCACGCCGGAGGAGATCACGCTGCGAGGGATCCGCCGCGGGCTGAAAGACGACCAGATCGAGCGGCTGATCTTCTACCACCGGAACAGACACTACCGCAAGGCGGCGTTTGAACGGTTCGGCGTACCGCCGGGAACGGCCAAAGACGAGAAGCGGCGCTGGACGGCGCTGCTGGAAAAAGAATAGCGTATCAAAGAGGGTTGCACGGTGGTTTTCGGCCATTGTGCAACCCTCTTTTTTTGTTGCGCCCGCTGTATGGTGGGGTCAGGCGGCCGGCGCCGGCGGACCACTCCCGCCGCGCCGCGTCTGCCTAATAAAAAACAAGGGGGTTTTACCATGGTAAACTTCACAGCGGCCGATCGGGTAGGCGACATATTCGGTTATGTCGGCGGCATCGACGCGGTCCTCCGGTGGATCGGAGGCGGACGCCGGGACGGCGAAGACGGTGGCGGCGGAAAGTACACCCACAAGGTGACGGAGCATGAGCTTTCGCTCGTAGAGAAAAACAACTTGCTGCTCGCCGAAAACTCCGCGCTCCGCTCCGAGAAGTACACGGACAACAAGGTGGCCGCTTTGGCGGCGGAGGTCTGCAACCTCAAAAAGCAGATCGCCGTCAATGCCGCGCATGACGAGGACTTCGGAAAATACGTCGAGCGGGAGTTCGTCCACCAGCCCAAAGCGTCCATCAACGAAAGCATCGTCGTGTGCCGTCAGTGCCGGTGCGAGGAATGCGCCTGCGGGAACAAGCGCGACCGCGGCTACTACGAAGACCGCGACTGACAATCCGCCGAAGAGGGGCGCAATCGCGCCCCTCGCAACTAAACAGTAGGGAGTGACCGCAAATGGTATCCATCAGTCAAACCATCGCAGGAGCAAAAAAATTTATTGCCGCGGAGATCACCCCGGCATTACCGGCCAAATCTCGTTTTGCTTTTGGGTTAGTCATTAACTCAATCATTGGAGGTGTTCCCGAACTTATATCGGAGTACGCCAAATCTCCATTTATAAAAGCTACGAAGATGATCGGCGAAAATGGGGAGATCGATCTCGACGCATTGCGGATGACTGTCAAAAAAACCTGTCAAGAGTACGGAACTGCGGAAATAAAAGTGCCGATAATCGGAATGTTTGAGATGACAGAAAAAAACTTTGACGAACTATTCAAATACATCAAGGCGGAGGCAAAAAATGAAACCGAGTGAGGGATTGCTCCAGCTTCTCACCATCGGCCTGTGCGTTTTAACCATCGCCTGTATCAACACCAGCAACAACGCCAAGGAAAACCAATCCATATTAAAGAAAGAGGTTTCAGACGATGAATGACCTGTCAAAAATCATCCCGCTGTCCGTGACGATAGACCCCGGAACGTCCGTCACGATTGCGCTGCCAACGACGCTGATTACCGCGCCGGGAAGTAAATACCTGCTGCGGGTTGACGATCTAAGCGACAACCACACCAGCACCGAGGAAGTTGTCCTCACCGTCGGCACGGCGGACTTCGCCGGCGTTGACCGCTACTGGAAGTACATCACCTCTCAAATGCTGTACAACCAGAAAAAGCGCTGCCCCGGCGATCCGAACAGTTTTGTCATTGAGTTCGTCGTTTCGCCCTCCGGGAAAAACGCCGTCAAGTTTATCAGCGGTCTCGCGCCGCGCAAAACCACCATAGCGGTCGTAGTGCCGCCGACGGTGTAAGGGAGGGTTAAACGATGATGCGCAGATTTATCGAAATGCTCGACTGTGAGATCGAGCGTCTGGTCGGGATGGAAAAACAGCGCGGGCGGGTCCACATGGGAACCGAGCAGCAGCTCCATATCCTGTTCGAAAACCGCAAACACGCCGAACGCTGGGCCGAAAAGCATCAGGCAGGTCATCATATGCCCGCAACAAAGCCGGTTGGCCCGTCGTAAGGAGGGCTGCACATGATAAGCGGACAACTGCCGCAAGACCTAAACAAAATCGCCGCCTATCTCTCCTACGGTTTCGACTGGCACCGAAAGGTTGCCAACGAACTGCGCCGTCTTCCCAAAAGGAGGGGTTACGCGCGGTGGCACGACGACGGGGAAGCCGAAGAGGACGCAAGGTGCAGGATGAAGCTGGACAAAATCCTGCGGGATCAGCTGGGATACACGCCAGCGCCCGATATGGCGTGGGTGGCCAAAGGGTCGCAGGCATCCATCACCGACGAGGCGGGTTTCAAGGCGCACTTCACCGAATGGATCGAGCGGGAAGACGGATTCTTGCAGGTCATTACATCGGCCATTGGGCTGATGCGGGACGAGGACGTCGCGGTGTACAACGAGCTGTGTAAACTCTCCGCGTTCGTGAAAAACGAAAAGGTCCGCGCCCAATGGGTATACGACGGGCTGGTGTTCGTAGGTTGGGAACCGCACCACATCGCGGTGGAATCCAAGTGGCTGCATGACTACTTCACGGACGTGTGGAAACCGGGCGATCCGATTGATTTCAACATAGGGTAGACAAATCGCCCCGCCGGAATACCGGCGGGGTTTGATGTTGCAGACGTGTTACTATCGTGTAACTAATGGGGCCGTTTTTTGCCGGTTTTAAGTAGCCGTAAAGTTCAAGATTTTATTGAATACCAGCAGATACAGAGAGTTGTATATTGAATGAAGCTATGGTATAATGGTATCGTGGCGGCAAAGGCGTTCCCTCCGGGGGGCGCCTTTTTAGGACCGGGGGATGTTTGACAGGATCCGGGATGTATCGTAAAGTATCTATTAGAGATATTTTTCTCGGGATAAAGAATCTTTGCCCATGCGCGAGCAGATTGCCCCGTCCGATTGTATATATAGCAGACCGGCCGGTCACAACGTCAGGCAAAAGGGGCGATCATTATGGAGAACACCTTGAGGAAGGCGGCGGGCCAAACGATGAAAACGGACGCGTTTGCCGAAGTATACGAAAATACCATGCCGTCCGTCTACCGGCTCTGCTACTCGTTTCTGAAAAACCGCGACGACACCCAGGACGCGGTACACAACGTCTATCTCAAGCTGATGCAGAACGGCAAAGCCTTTGAGAGCGCCGAACACCAAAAGGCGTGGCTGTTTGTCACCGCCCGCAACCTCTGCAAAAACCAGCTCCGCCACTGGTGGCGGACCCGGAGGTCCGATCCCGGCGGGGACGGGGACCTGTTTTCCGCCGGACCGGCCGAAGATCACAGCGGCGTCAGGGACGCGGTGCTGGGCCTGCCGGGGAAATACAAACTGCTGATCTTCCTGTATTATTACGAGGGGTATGACACAAACGAAATCGCGCAGATGCTGCAAAAAAACAGTTCGACCGTCCGGCGGCAGCTGGCCGAGGCGCGGTCGCTATTGGGAGGGATCATCCGTGAAGAGGAATAATATAACCGAACTCTACGAAGCGCTGGGGCCGACGGAGGCTGAGAAAGAGCGGATACTCGGCAACGTGCTGAAGGCCGGACCCAAACGCCGCTTCAACCCGCTCCCGCTGGGACTCCTGGCCGCGACGCTGGCCCTGTTCGCCATCGTCTCCGCGCCGTTCTGGGGTCCGTGGCTGAATCCGAACGGCGGCGGGGATACCATCGTACCCGGAAGCCAGAGCGAGCCGCCCGCCGCGTCGGCGGAACCGGCGGTATCCGCGCCCGTTTCCGCGCCGTCGCCCAGCCCCTCCGCTTCCGCTTTCTCCGGGCTGGCCGGCGACAACTACAGGCCCGCCACCGGCAAGACGGTCCTGCGTCAGGAGAGCGCCCTTTCGCTGGACGGCGTGGAGACCGTCGAGGTCAGCGCGGTCTACCAGGATGTGAAACTCACCCTTACCGACGCGGCTGAACTCACCCTGCGCCACTATGATTTTGACGACGCCAAGCCGATGACCCTCACGCCCGGCGGCCGCGTTATCAAGGCGGAGTCCGGGCAAAAGAGCCTCAACGGCACGCACAAGGTTACCGCCCGCTTTGAGCTGGAAATCCCCCGCTCGTTCCGCGGCGCGGTAAAGGTCGGCAATATGTCCGGCGATATAACGGTCACCGGCGACGCGACATGGAGCCATGTCAGCCTCAGTACGATGAGCGGCGACGTAAAGGCGGGTTCGGTCGAGGCGGAGGACGTCAAGCTGAGTTCGATGTCCGGCGATGTGACGGCGGACAAGGTGACCGCCGGGACATACAGCGTCAGCAGCCTGTCCGGCGACGTTACCGTCGGCGAAG